AGTAGAAGACTCACCAGCAATGGCAGTAATCTTATTCCCAGAAACACCGCCAAATATGCTACCTGAGACCAGTGAATTAAAAATGTAAGAACCCGTGTCCACATAGGTTTCTGTGTCGTCGATGTCTCTTGCGAGTTTGGTAAAGTCATCTCCGATTTCCTTTACTATATCTTTTAAAAAATCCATTAAATAACAATTCCAAATTCTTCGCGAGCAATTTTTTTGTAAGGTCCGCCTGGGTTAGCATCACGGATATCCTTAATCCTTTTTAGTTTTTGATAAAGGGCAGCATCTCCACCGAGACGCATAGCACTAATAATAGTACCAAGTTCTTTGTCGTTGATAGGCAATTCCATTAGGAAAAAAATAACTCCAGGTTTACGGTTTTTTCTACATTCCATCCAATTGCATCTAGGATCGACTTGAGAGGTTCAACAAAACTCTTTTCAAATTGTAGATCATAATCAATGTATTTGTCAAGACCCAATTCTTTGGGAAAATACTGAATGAAAGAGATAACATTCTCTTGAATGATATTAGGTTTCTTCAGATAAAGAAACTTAATTTTCTCACCATTATTGATAAGTGAGTATTTATTGGTCAATTTTTTCTCCTTAATATGGTGATTAAAGAGAAGGGCTCCACGGCAGTGAATAGGAGTTCCCTTAGAATAAATGCTAGAGTATGATCTATATTTGACCACATCAGACACAGAGCGAGGGAAGGCAATATCCTCTGGAGGAAGGTTCTTAAAGTCTTTACGACACTTATCTATGAAGTCGATAACCTCATCTTCAGTGCCGTTCATCATCAATTTGAGACCATCCTTAATCATCTGACGACAAGGTGCAGGAGTTGAAGATTTGACCGCTTCAATTCCCATCATCTTAAGTTTGGGTTCTGTATATTGAACACCCTCACTATTCCAAACATTGAGGATATACCTCTTCTTAGCAGTCCAAATACCACGTTCAGCGATATTCTCACGCTTCATCTGCATCTTCTGGTCGTAAGCATTTACATACGTCGCCAGTTTTCCATACGAACTTTCAATAAAAGGTTCAAATTTTTCTTGGCAGATTTTGTCAAGTACGGAAACAATCGCTCCTTTATCGCCAGACTTAGCACTAAAAAATTTATCAACAAGAGGTCCAAGATTAAGATAGATCGAATCAGTATCTGATGCGATAACGTAATCCTCTTTTTTTGTTTGCAACAGAGTATTTAGATACTCATTCATTTTATTCTCAATCCATCGGATTGAGACTTGACCTGAGAGGGTGATTGCTTCGGCATTAGCAAGTTTATAATAGCGAAAGTATTGATTACCAATAGCACCATAAGCAGAGTTGAGTTGGATTTTACGCGCCATTTGGATGTTGTTACACCTAGCGATTTCTTTTTCAAGTGCTTTAGTTGGAGTCTTTTCATAATCTTGCTTTGCTTTAAGCATCTTCTTTTTATAGATGGTTCGATCTGTATAGATCTTCTCCATCAATTCAGGAAGAAATCCACGAACATCTTTTCGATACATTGAACCGTTAGGACAGACAGCATTATCACTATACGGTTCAAAGTTTATTTCCTGATTAAGGATTCTATCAACTGTAGCCGAAGGATGTCGCTCCGGAAGTAACGTCTCTGGAGAGATGTTGTACTGCATAATAAGATGAGGGTAGAGAGAGTTAAGGTCAAAAGACACAACCCAATCATACTTTCCCGGAATCGGTTCCTTGACATAAGCACCTGCATATTTGGAGTCCTTGTCTGAACGTTCTTTCGGTGGGATTACAATATCTCGTTTTTTGAGATAGTTGTAAATAATTGCATCCCACATACGAACTTGATAAAATACATCGGCATAGTTTGCCTTTGCATCATATGCCATAACAATGGCAAGTTCAATCAATTTCATCTTGTCTTCCATTCGGTCAACAAGTTCCACGTCAATGATATTATATTCTACAAACTTCTGCCACCCATTAGTATAGAAGTCCTTAAATGTATCAAACTCAGAGTGATCAAGTTTCTTTTGCCCAAGTTCTACACTCGCAATATAATCCAATCGATAGGATTCCTGCGCCTTGTAAGTGAACTTCTTATAAAGATTTAGGTAATCGAGTTGTGTGATACCGCCAACATCATAAGAAATATGCTTACGACCCATAATAATAGTCTCACGTTCAGTCACTAGACCCCAAGGAGAGAGACGCTTCATCAACTTCTCACCAAGGATTCTAGAGATACGACGCACCAAATATGGCATATCATACAGTTCACTATTCCATCCAGTCACAACTTCAGGAGTATTGGTTTCAATCATCCACCAGTTTATGAAGTCATTCAGTAACTCATATTCTGTTCGGAATCCTTTGTAGATAACGTTCGCCTGTTTGTTATTAAATGGTCCACGTCCCCAAGTGCGAATCTGTTTAGTTGTATAATCCTGCACTGTGATGAGTAGAATCTCCTCTGCAGCAGATTCCACATCAGGAAATCCATTCTCAGATGCCACCTCAATATCAATCGTTGAGATCTTGACCTTACTAATGTCAAACTTGATTTCATCTTGCTTGTAGTTTTCAGAGATATACTGATAGATATACCCCGTATTGCCAGAGATCTTGAAGTTCTCTACTCCATCATATCGTTTGACAAATTCCCTACATTCACGAACTGTGCCTGGTTCAATTGCTTCTACACATTCACCATCAAGTGTCTTATATTTTGTTGTTTTCTTAGACGGAACAAAAAGAGTCGGGTAAAACTTCTCTCGGGTCATGAAATGTTTACCATTTTCATAACCTCGTACCAAGAAGTGGTCCCCGACCATCTGGACATTTGTGTAAAATCGCATTACGAAGTGAGTTCTAGATACTTTTTAATAACTTCAGAAGTTGGATCTGCCATTGTAAGAATGTCTTCTGATCGAAGCATCAACTCTTTCTGATTGGTTGCTTTTGGCCAAGGTTCCATATCTTTATCTGGATAGAAACGATATGGATTGATCAATTTGCAGTTTGGATCACCAATCTCTGCTTGAATTTCCACAACTTCTGAGATGATGACATTATCAACATCCAAAAGCAAACACTTAATCGACTTGTCCATTAATTTTCTCCTGATACAGATTTACAACGGAATCCAATGGATTAACAATACTAACAATCCAATCTGGAGGAATGATGACATCTTCATCATTTGTAAGAAGAATGAAAGGTGAGAAAGTAATTTCCACATCACCATCGTCTTGAGGACTCTCTTCTTCAGTCAGAAGCATTGGACGTGCTGCCCTTACTCTACAGGGTTTGTTCAACAGAATACCCCGGATAACATCCTCTTTTACAATTTCCTTTACGTCTGCAATCACGTGATCACCAGACTTAAGAACGACTAACTTAATTGACATTGCTTTGATTTACCTCAAACTATTATACCAAGAAAAAAAGGGGAAGTCAACTGGTTTTTGCCAGTCGTTCCCCTGCGGCGACGATATACTATATTTAGTAGAGAGGATTACTTTTACAAAGTTTTGATACTCTTTCTAAACACTCTTCTTTATTTCCATCTTGCTCGTAGTTGTTTAATCGACTTGCGATAATATCAGCAACTTCAACAAAGTCGTTTTCATCAAACCCTCTGGTAGTGAGAGCAGCAGTACCTAAACGTAATCCACTGGTAACAAAGGGAGACTCAGGATCAAAAGGAACTGTATTTTTGTTCGCAGTGATATTAATTTCACTCACAAGTTGATCAGCAAACTTACCTGTGATTCCTAGACTTCTCAAATCCAGTAAAACAATATGATTATCTGTTCCGTCAGACACAATATTGATACCATTTTCAATTAATCTACGACCAAGAGATTTTGCATTAGCAACAACTTGAAGACAATATTCTCCGAATTCTGGTTTAAGCGCCTCACCGAATGCAACTGCTTTTGCAGCAATCACATGTTCCAATGGACCACCCTGAGTTCCTGGAAATACTGCCTTGTCCAACCTCTTACCCATCTCTACATCATTAGACAGAATCAACCCACCTCTAGGACCTCTCAGAGTCTTGTGAGTTGTTGTAGTAACTACATCTGCATATGGAATTGGTGATGGGTGAACACCTGATGCAACCAATCCTGCAATGTGTGCAATGTCTGCTAATAGATATGATCCAACTTCATCAGCAATATTTCTAAACTTACTAAAATCAATTGTTCTAGTGTATGCAGAGAACCCGCAGATGATAAGTTGTGGTTTACATTCCCTTGCAAGTTCTAATATTCTATCATAATCTAGTCTACCAGTCTCATCAACTTCATAGTGGCAAACATTGAACCACTTACCAGACATATTAACTTTTGATCCGTGGGATAGATGACCTCCATGGGATAGATCAAGAGATAGAACAGTATCTCCTGGTTTCAAGAGAGCAAGAAATACAGCAGCATTTGCTTGTGCTCCACTATGAGGTTGAACATTTGCCCACTCTGCATTGAATAGTTTTTTTACTCGTTCTCTTGCAAGATCCTCAATCTGGTCAACCCATTCACATCCACCATAATATCTTTTACCAGGCAATCCTTCTGCATACTTATTAGTAA